CTTACTTTATTTTACTTTGAGGGAATGGCCTTAAAGGAAATAGGGATAGAGCTTGAAATGGAGTGGGAAGCGGTTAAAAAATCTATATACAGAGCAACTCTTGTTTTGGGCGTAATAAAACAATCCCTTGTCCCTAAAACCGGTATAAGTAGAGCAAAACAAGATGAAGAACCCGCAGATAATGAATAAATTTGATGTAAAAGGTAAGTAATAACTTACTTAGTAACAAGGCCAGATAGGCTCATTAATGCAATATAGGGAAAGGGTGCCAGTTAAGGCACACAGGCAATACACCAGATGACGGAAACCCCAGCTAAAAAGAAGAAAAAGACTGGACGTAAAACAAAGCTCAATAGAAGGTTAATGAAGCAGATGTGTAAAGACATTGCAGACTGCCTATCAGTAGAGAGCACTTGTTATAATGCAAGCATAACTTTACAGACTTTCTATAATTGGCTGGACGCTGGGGCTAGAGCTAGAGAGTCGGGAGATGCCCATTCTATATATCTTGAGTTTTTAGAGTCTTATGAGGCTGCAAAAGTAAAGCTTGAAAGATTACTGCTTGATAAGCGCATGAAAGCAACCCTTGATCCAGAGCCCATAAAGAAAGTTAAACGCAAGAAAAAGATAATGCCAATTCATCACCCTGATACCGGCGTAATTATTGGCTATGAGCTTAGGGTGGTTGAAGAAAACGAAGAAATCAAAACAATGCCAGTTAGGCTTAGGTATATTGACCGGATGCTTGAGCTTAAATTTCCGAAGTCATACGGGCCACGTGTGCTTGAGGCAGATCCAATTGAAAATAATGTGGGCAAGGCGGCATTTAATCCCCTTGGCGCCGCTATTGACGGCGGCAATGATGACATTGAAGAGCCGGACGATTCAGACGATGGTGCAAGCGCAGATGCCATTGCCTCCACAAAAGAGGGTGAATCCGATGGCATATAATAAGCATTTGATAAGCCATTACTTATCCTCACCTAAGAATAAGAACATCTACCAGTCAGATATATTTGCCTCAACGGCCAGATTCAGAGTGCTGTGTTGTGGTAGGCGCTGGGGCAAGACCGTTTTGGACGTTGACGAATGTCTTAAATTTGCTTCTATAAATCTTAAGAGGCTCTTTGGCAATGCCTTTAGGGGTAACACGGGATACCGGCAGAATGTTTGGTATGTGGCCCCGACTTATGCGATGGCTAAAGACATTGCCTGGGATTTTCTTAACATACGTCTTGATGAATTGAAGTGGAGAAATAGAACCAATGAAACACGGCTATCTGTTAAGCTCCTTGATTGCGAATCCGTAATAAGCCTTAAGGGCGCAGACGATCCAGACAGTCTTAGGGGACGGGGCCTTAATTTTACAGCGCTTGACGAGTTTGCAGACATAAAGCGCAAGGCCTGGACGGAGGGCATACGGCCCGCCCTTTCAGATAGGCATGGTCATGCATTATTCACGGGAACGCCAAAGGGCTTTAACTATTTCCAAGAACTATACGCACGGGGAGTGGATGGCATCATTCCTGGTTGGCGCTCCTGGCAGTTCACAACCATTGACGGCGGCTACGTTCCCAAAGATGAAATTGAACAGGCAATGTCCGACCTGGACGAGCGCACTTTCAGACAAGAATATCTTGCCACATTTGAAAGCTATGAAGGCGTCATTTATTACAATTTTAGCCGGGTAAAGTCTACGGTTCCACCGCAGCCCTTCACTATGCCAGACTTGCACATAGGCATGGACTTTAATCTTAACCCCATGTCAGCAGCAGTGGCAGAGATCCGGCCAGAAATCAAAGACGGGGAAAGAACCGGCGTATTAGAGCCTTGGTTCTTAGACGAGATAGTCCTTCCGGGCAGCAATACGGAACTAATGATAGCCACGATTAAAGACAAATACCCTAGAAAAAAAATCTATGTTTATCCAGATCCAGCAGGCGTGGCAGGACATACGAGTTCACCCATGGGCGTTACAGACATCAAAATGCTTGAGGGGGCAGGCTTTATAGTGCGCTACAGGCCCGCACATCCAAGAGTCAAAGACAGGATTAATGCAGTGAACAGTAAGCTCATGAATATGAGGGGTGAGCGTCATTTGTGGGTGGCCAAGAACTGCAAGAAGACAATCGACTGTTTGGAAAAGCACATTTACAAAGAGGGAACAAGTTTTCCAGATAAAACCAGCGGTTATGATCATCAAAACGATGCAGTGGGTTACTTCATAGACTACGTGTTTCCCATTGTGCCTTACAAGACCAGTATCTTGGCTGTGTAGGCTAAGTAATAACTTACTAGGAGGAAGAAGATGGCAGCTAAGAAAAACAAGATAAAATTGACCCTGGACAGCATGGCGGTTGATATTGGCCAGTGGTGCAGTATGAAAGACCAGAATTTCTATGACGGCAATAAAGTCTACACAGTGCCGGTGCTTATAGAGCGAGCAAAAGACCTTGTGCCGTTTGAGATCCCACTTAAGGGCTTGAACCTCTATAAGCTGGGGCCATTCATTGAGTCATCCATGCGTGACTTTGTGGGCCACATGAAACAGGTTTTAGAATCTGACCTAAGCTACCCCATTATCCTTGATGAAGACGGCTATGTCATGGACGGCAGGCACCGGATAGCAAAGGCGCTCCTTAAGGGCCGGGAAACAATTTTAGCGGTCAGATTCGATGTAACGCCCGATTGCGATTACATTAAGACTGATCCTAAGCCAGCGGTTTAAAATAAGTAATAACTTACTAGGAGAACTTGTATGATAGAGGTAAATTCAAACCAAGGCAAAATCATTTTCCCTGACATAAGAACACAGGGCAAGACCGAGTTCATTTTGAAGCCAGCAGACATTTTCTTTACGGCAAGTCCAACCCTGTTTAATTCGATTATACGCTATTGGGAGAAGGATTACTTTAAGGCCATGGCCATGGTAGGCCATACCGGTTTGATCGTTACGGGGGGCACAATAAGGACGGCGGAAGCTGTAGAGGCATTGCTTCACGTAGAGCGCCATACCCTTCTGAGTCAGTACGGCGGCACCAAAACCAAAGTGGCTATCTTCCGGCCCCTTGGGTTGACAGATGAACAGCGGCAGAAGGTGGCCGACAAGGCCATGTCATACGTGGGCAAAAATTACGGCTGGGAAAAACTCATACCCCATTTACTAGACCATACTCTTGGCGGTGTGTACCTCTTTAGGCGCCTAAATAGCGACCAGCGCTATCCAATATGTTCCTGGGTGCTTGAGTGGGCATTTCATGAGATCGGTTGGGGGTTTGGCGTTCCTCTTGGATCTACTGATCCAGACGATGCTTGGGATTACTGCATTGAGAATAAGAGTAGGTTTGATTGTATAAGAATGCTTAGGACGTTGGAGGTAGCATGATAACACTTTTCGCAGAGAAGAGCCCAAAACAGCTATGGCTATCCCCGGCAGAAGCTACAAGGGGCAGCAATTGTCTATGTATGAACTGTGCCCGTAATGAGTGCCCCATGGCCCATAATTTACATACAATGGCTATAGAAACGGCAACCATTACGATGGTTACGGCTTGTCGGAATTGGCTTGACCCTACTAGGCAGGCTGTCGGAGCAAATACAAGGCAGGGCGTGATTGAAGAGCCCATATTAACTAAGGGCATAGATCTGGACGCCTTTTGTCTTTTAACATAACTAATAACTTACTTAAGGAGAGCAAAGAATGGCATTGGAAGTAATTAAATACACACACGAATTTAAGAGCGATGGGGCAAAGGCCGAAGTGTTTGTGCAGAAAGACTTGCAGGGCAAGCACAAGGATCACTGCCTTTGTTACCGGGGCTGCAAGAAGTTCAAGCCAGGTAAGCGTGGGCACTGCAAGATTGCCCGCAAGCTCTTTATGCTCTGTATCGTTCATAACATGGTTACGCCTGTGTGGGAGTGCCCATACTTTGAAGGCGGTGAATGATGCCTGCGAATAAACTGCCAGGGGGCAAGCGCAAGGCAGCCCAAGAAGAGCCCAATAAGCGAATCAAAGACAAGACCGTAACACCGGCAATGCTAGAAGAGATCGGCATAGGCGAAACCGGCCTGCCTACTATACCGGCAGAACAGAAGATAGGGGCGCACTTCTACAAGATCATATTCCCATACATCTTCAAAGAGCAAGGCGACAAGCTGGGCCTGTGCGACTGCTGCATGAAGATTATTTATCTGAGCGCCATAGCGCCATATACGGGCGAGAGCAGACCAGCCAGCGCCATTCTTGAAACACTCATTCATGAAGCCCTGCATGCCATTGACAATAACGCCGGTATGAACGTGCTCCTGGGCGATGAAGGTGAGAAAGTTTGTGCGGCTTTAGCGCACGGCCTGACTCAGTGGCTTTTGGACAACCCCATTTGCAAGACCATAGATGCCGTCAAGATCCTTGAGGGCATTGCTGTTCTTGAAGTGGAATAACTCATAAAATAAGGGGCTTATAGCGATGGCTACGAGAATAAAGAACCCAACGGGTGTAGTGCAAACCGGAGTGGCAGGGGCGGGCGCTGGTTCCAGCACAGTTGCGACCCCCTGTGATGCCTATGTCTATCATCAAAATATGCTGTATTTGGAAAAGGCTTTGATGAAAGGCACAGAGGGTATGCGGGAAGTGGCCAGCGTATATTTGCCACAAGAAGACGGTGAAGACGATCTAAAGTATCAAGCCCGCATTCAGCGCTCCGTGCTTTTCAATATGTTTAAGCGAACAGTGGTCAAGCTGGTGGGAGAAGTGTTCAGCAAGCCGGTGGTCATGAATGAAGATGTTGATGAAGAGATTGCATCATATGAGGCAGACATAGACCTTAACGGCAAAGACCTCAACTCATTCTGCATGGATTTATTTAAAGCTGGCCTTACAGACGGCGTGGTGCATATCTTGGTGGATTACCCGCCTACAACCGCCAAGACGGTTGCAGATGCAAAGGCAGCCGGGGCAAGACCCTACTTTATCATGGTGCCAGCCGCTAACCTCATTGGATGGCGCTTTAACAATGTGCCTGGAAAGAAAGCCCTTTCTCAGATCAGGATTCAGGAAACCATCGAAGTGCCATACCTGAACTATGACACAACTACCATTGAGCGCATAAGGGTTATTGAGCCCAATAATTTTAAGGTATTTGAAATGGGCATTGGCCAGAGTGAATACACCTTGGCCGTTGATGAAGTTACCGGATTGCCCAATGAAGGCATCATGGCTTTGGGTGAAATACCGCTTGTAACCATCATGTTTGGCGAACCCATTGACATGATGACCGCACACAGCCCGCTCAACGATCTGGCAGAGTTAAATGCAGTGCATTTTCAATCCACTTCAGATCAGCGCAATATTCTCCACTATTCCCGCATGGCCGTATGGTTTGGCAAATGTCTTGATGTGGACGAGACAAGCGGGAAGGTTGTCTTTGGCGCTAACAGGCTGATCCATTCCAATAACCCACAGAGCGACCTAAAAACGGTTGAGATTGCAGGATCTTCCATAGAAGCTGGGCGCAACGACCTTAAAGACCTTGAGCAGCAAATGGGCCTATTTGGCCTTGCACTCATGATGCCCGGTAAGACGGGTGGTGTAACAGCCACAGAAAGAGCCATTGAGTCTTCAGAGAATGACAGTTCTTTGCAGACTTGGGCAAGTCTCATGGGCTCAAGATTAAATCAGGCTCTTGGATACATGGCCAGGTGGCTTAAGAAAACAGTGGAAGCGGCTGGCACGGTTAAGGTCAATACAGATTATAAAACAGCACTCAGAAGCTTTGACGCAGATGTTCTTATTAAGGCTTTTGTGGCAAACATCATACCTCATGAAATGGTTGTTGAAGAGCTTAAACGCAGGGGTATCATTACTCAAGATGTTGACTTTATAGATTTGCTTGAACAAATGGACGCCGATGCAAAGAGATCCCCAGCAATGAATGACCTTACCGGCATTCCAAAGATCCCGGTGCAGTTTGGCCCGGATGGGAAGCCAGTGCAGCAAGTGGGGCCAGATAAAGGGGTGGGTGAGTGACAGCGGCAATAGCAGTGGTGGCGTATATCATAGCGGTGTACGCCATAACTAAAATAATGAAAATGATATGGGGGTTTTAAATATGAATCCATTTTGGGTGATTGAGCAACTAGACGCAAGCGGCAACATGCAGGGGTATTTAGAAAAGGCCTTCTCGGTAAATGAGGCGGGCACTGTCTGGACAACAGATATTTGCAAAGCCATGCAGTTTCCCACTAAGGTAATGGCGCAGGCAGTAATTGATGGGCCTCTTGCTATTGCTAATGCAATATGCGGCCTGTCAAATAACTGCGTTGCAAGAGATCACCGATGGATGGAGGCTTAACATGGCGATATTGTGGGTAGTATCTTTAGCAGTAATGGTGGCTGGATCAGAGGCTTATAACAATCCGGCAGTGCCTACAAGTTGGAATAATACTATTGCCTTTTTACTCATAGCTTTTGCAGTGGCTATGCTCCTTATGGGCATTAATAAATCAGGCCGGAACGAGTAGGAACGGACTTTCTGCACCGATGAAATCAACTAATAAATTAGTTAGTTAGGAGTAAAATGCATATACCTCAATTCAAGTTTGACGATGATCTTGTGCTTTTCAACCTTGGCGATGTCCATAGGGCAGCGCCCACGTGCGATGTAAAGGCATTTCACAAGGTCATTGAAGAGATACATAGCAACCCAAAGGCACGATGGGTGAGCACTGGCGATCTTGCAGAGGTTCCAATTAGAACATCTAAGACGTTTGACTATCGGGCCAAGTCTTTGGGCACTGAGCTTGAATTGCTTGAGGACGAGCTTGAGCCCATTGCCCCGCAGTGCTTAGGTTTTACCGGTAGCAATCATCACAATAGGCTCCAAATGCTTGCGGGCCTGAGCCTTGATAAATACATGGCCAAGCAATGTAAATTGCCGTTCTTGGGCATTACAGGCGTGATAAATATTACGTGTGGGGCATGCAGCTATTATATCTGCATGCACCACGGGGTAGGCAGCGGCACCATGGGCAATAAGATTAATAGGGCCAGGATACTGGCGCACATTATTCCGGGTGCCGATGTTTACATGACCGGGCATACACATTCTTACGCCTGCACCCCTCTTGTTGAGAAGGTCATTGACCGTAAGCGGGGCCTGCTCAGAGAATTTAATGCACAGCATGTTACTACCGGCCACTTCTTGAAATGGGATTCCAGCTATGCAGAAGGCATGTTGCTGGAACCCATGCCCGTTGGATCGGCAATGCTCACCCTGCATGCCAATGATCGTGGGAACTACTCATACAAGAAAATAGGCGTTGATTTGTTTTCATAATTGTTCACAAAAAATGAACGTGAGGAAATGTTAAAATGGCTAGGGATATTGTGCAGCTATACAACCCAAGGTCAAAGAAATATATCAAGGTAGACCGGGAAAAAGGCGAGATCATAGGGTACAAGAAAACGCCGGGGCCTTATTTGAATATCCCCTTAAGCGTGTTGCAGTCCAAAGAAGCTACAAGAGGGGTATAATGTCAGATGCATCTTTAATACAGTCTATTATTCTGCAAAGAAATATCGCTCACCAGTATGAGCTTGATAAGCTGACCACCAGCCAGCTTCAAGACCTTAATAAAGTCTTGGCCAAATCTAAGAAAGAGCTTGAAAAAATGGTGATGAAGTCAGACCTTACGGCTTGGCAGAAAGACAGGGCTGCAAAACAAATGGCCGAAGTTGACGCACTGACCCTGGCCACTAAAAAGCAGTGCAGCATGTATATTGACCAGACCGTAGCAGAAGCGGCGGCCATGTCTTATGATGCACACAGCAAAATATTAAGCTTTGACGGAATGGTGCAGCCTTTCAATGACGTTTCTTTAAGCGCAGCTCAAGTACGGGCCTTTGTTCAGGACGCACAGGTTGGCGGGGCTACGCTCAGTAAGTGGGTAGACAAGACTTTCAGCAACACTATGAAGGCCGGTATCAAAGAAGAGATTGGCGCTGGCATGCTGGCGGGCGAGAGCATGCGGGAAATTGCCAATAGAATGAAGACCGGCTTTGATATGACCGCCCGTGAGCTTACAACTTTAACCCGAACCTACGTACAGGGCATTAACTCTAAGGCCGCCCTGGACGTTTACAGTGCAAATAAAGACATAGTGAAGGGCATAAGGTGGTCAGCCCATATGGAGCTTGGCAAGGCTGGCGGCGGAACGTGCCTTGCTTGTGCAGCCCTGGACGGTAACGAATATTCATTTGGCAGTCACCCAGCCTGCCCGCTGCATCCAAGATGTAGGTGCGCCCTTATACCGGTCACAAAGACATGGCGAGAGTTAGGCCTTAACCTGGACGAAATAAGCAAAGTTTACCGGCCCTATATTTTAGGCCCCAAATCAGCGCCTGGGTTTACGCAGGGCAATTACTCCGATTGGTTCATAGGCCTATCAAATGAGTTAAAGCTCAAGACCCTTGGGCCTGCCCGGCATGAATTATATATCACGGGCCAAAATACGTTTCAAAGTTTTGTTGACCAGTTCACTGGGCGCAAGCTCACCTTAGCTGAAATAAAGCCGGGCTGGGAACGAACACAAATATTACCTGAAGTTCCAGACTTAGCAAAGATGCAACAGCAGGCCATGAAGCTACAGCAGGCCGAAGAGATAACGGCCCTATTGGCCAAGTACACCAACCCCGAAGAAATATGCACCTTTACCAAAGATATGGTCTTACCTAAACCCATGATTCCTGAATCCAGTATGCCCAAGCTCAATGAGGATAAACCCATATATGACCCGCTATTACCAAACAAGCCTTTAGACAAAAAGCAATCATTTGGCGTTATCATGGTTGATGACTCTGGCAATAAAGTTTGGATGATTGAGCCCAACGGTCATTATGGCGGATATGAAAACACTTTCCCCAAGGGCACATTCAGCGCTGATGCTGACCTTACTTGGCAGAGCACGGCACTTAAAGAATGCTGGGAAGAAACCGGCTTAAGCGCTGAGATCGTGGGTTACCTGGGAGACTATGAGAAGAGCGAAAGCATTACCCGGTATTACATAGGCAAAATGATTGGCGGCAACCCCACGGCCTTTGATTCAGAGGTTCAGGCTGTAAAGTTAGTGCCCATCAACAAGGCAGCTCCGCTTTTAAATAAGCAAATTGACAAGGTAGTGTTAGAAGACCTGGACGCTAAAATTACTGAAGCTCACAAGCTGGGCCTGGGTGATTGGAAGGATGGCATTAAGAAAATAAACGAAACGGATCTTGAAAAGGTATTTGATGACTATGCCAAGACCGGAGAAGCCACTAAAGGCGGCGTTAAACAATCAGATGGCTCTATCAAGGAATACTTATCAAAAGCAGAAATGAAGGGTAGGGCCGAAGCACTGGTTAAGGCCATTACAGATGACATTGCACAGAGCGTGGTTTCGGCGGTGGGATATAATGGCTCCGTATGGAAAAGCGTTGACAAGCAAGTTTATATTCAAATTGGCAAAGATCAGGCTTTATTAAATAAAATTAAAGCCTTAAACATTAAGTTGGCTGATATAGTTGACCCCCTTGTAGATAAATCCATTGAAGACGCAGTGGCCCAAGCCAAACTTGATGCGGCACATGCAAAGATAGCTGAAGAGGCGGCAGCGGCAAAGGCTCTTGAAGAGGCAGCGGCTAAGAAATTAGCATCGGAAGCTCCAGGTTTTGTTTCAGCGGATTCTCTTTTCCAGGCTTATAAAAACGCCAAGGCCATTGGTGCGCCATTGCTGGGAACTACACCCTTATCAGCAGCTACAGACTATGTTGTTACCGCTGACAAATGGAATGCCAATGCCTTTACCTTCGATTGGTCGTCAACAGGTAAGAAGTCCGGCCAGCTGATGAGCAAAGAGGCCTGGAAAAAGAAGGAAATGAATGAAACCATTGACCGCATGGCTAAGAATTTTGAGAAGGGCGGCATTGCTGAGCAAAGCGCAGAGGGCCGATTGGCGGTTCAAAATGCAATAAACAACAATTATTCTAATGAGCTATATGCAAAGGTAGTGGCTGCAACCCCCGGCGAGAATGTAGTTTATTGCGATATGTGGGATGCGGCAGCTGATGCTGGATCTAACGGCAAGAGTATGGGCGGCACCACATTCATATGGACTAAAACCCCCAAAGCTTTATCATGGCCCCTTGAGGCTGCAAAGGGTGATATGGATGCCTTCAATTGGGGTGGCACCGGTGCGGAGATCCGGCACGAGTTCGGACATAATATTTACAAAGAGCTTCTTTCAGACTCTTCAAAAAAAGAGTGGGGCACTTTCTGGAAGGTAAACAAAGACGTTATAAAAGACGTAATAACGTCTTATTCTACGGCCAGTTCCGAAGAGGCCTTTTGCGATATGTTTGCCCTGGTAACGCAAAACGGCGTGGACTATAAAACCTTCCCCAACCTTACTCAGGATGCCAGGACAATAATGGCAAAAATACTTAAAAACGATATGGGCATTGATGATGCCTGGGTAAACGCTACAGGGGCAACAGCCAAGTCAGCAAAAGTTGGCGAATTGCAGGCCGTGGCCAACGACATTGCCAATAATCACATAAGCTGGCTTGATAATATACCAACGTCCGAAGATACGGCGGCCATAACAGACCACGTTTTCAACAAAACTATTAGCAAACTAACAGAAGATAGTTCTCTGCTTATCGGACTATCGGATAGTGGCATCACCAATAGCGACATTGCCACTATTGCCAAGAAGGCGGCTGAAGACGCTATTGCCAAAACTCAGTTGGCTGCAAAAACCCCCACAGCTTTGCATGATGCGGTCATGGCTGCAACGAAAGAGAGTGGGGGCTATGTGGGCCTTGCCGATTTAAACGCAGCTGAGAAACAGCATATAAACAAACTTAAAGCCAAAGTAATGAAGGGGCTTGTGCCTAAGCCCGGCACTGAAGTTGCTAACACTTGGAACAAACTAAATGCAGCCGGTCAAGAAAAGGTCTTGGGCGACTTAGTTAAGAAGGGCCATTCAATTCCAGACGCATTACCCATAAAGGATGAAGTAGTGAAGCCATTTGCCAAAGTAGTTGAAGTCAAATCCATTGAAGATGTAAAGGGGCCACTTAATTTCAATGACTTTGTGAAATACGATGCACAGGGTGGCTCCAATGAGGGTGGCTATTATCACCATAAGAATAATCCGGCTGAGCGCTATTATATCAAGTTCCCGGCCAGTGCCGATGCGGCCCACAACGAAATATTGGCTGGGGCCTTGTATAAAGAGGCCGGGGTTGAAATGCCCGCTCTAAGAGCCTGTACAGATGGCGATAGAACAGGCATAGCCAGCACAATCATTGATGGGGTTAAGAAAGATCCCGCTAAATTGATTGAGGGCATTGTAAGAACCGGCGTGGGCGACAACTTTGCCGTTGATGCTTGGCTTGCAGATTGGGATGCAGTGGGCACCGGTTATGACAACCTCCTAGTTAAGGACGGCATACGTGCGGTTCGCATAGATGTTGGCGGCTCCTTACGATATAGAGCACAGGGCGGCCTCAAGTCAGCATCACAGTGGGGGCCTGAAGTTGGTGAACTTGATTCAATGCGAATGTTGGCTCCTGATGGCAGCAACCAGTATGCCGTAAACGTCTTTAAAAATATGACTGAGGAAGAGCTTGAACGTGGGGTTCAGAAAGTCATATCAATGTCAGATGCCAAGATCAGCCAGCTTGTTCAAGAGTACAGCGGGCTTCAGGGTGCTGAAATGAATAAGCTTAGTCAAACACTTATTGCCCGCAAGAATTACATTGCCGAGAAGTTCCCCAACGTGAAGCCCATAGGAGTTGTCACTAAAGCGCCCATGGTTGAGGGAAAAGTCATAACCAGTACCGAGATAAGTCTTATTAAAGATGCACGTATCAATGGCTATTCTGTGCGTATTGACAAGGGCGACATAGAGGATCAGAAGGTTTTGTTTTGGCAGCAAAAAGACGTTGGCGGCGCAGACCAGATTTGTGCAACCTTTAAATTACACGGAGAAAGAAAGAGCGCAGTGTCAGCCCAAATATCAGTTACTTCGAGTGGTAAGGCAGCCGCAGAATCAATGTCAACCAGAACCCTAGACGATCAGATAAAAGAGGCGGTCATAGGTATAGCAAAGCAGCACAACATAGGACAAGTCTTAAGAGAAGTTGATATTGACCGAGCTAAGAAGGCAATTTTAACTTGGGATAAGACAATACAGTCTTTGGATGTAGCAAAAGACCTGGGTAAAATAGGTCAAGCCGAATATGATAAGATCGTGGGGC